TAAAGGAATGAATCACGCTTGGCGGTTGGATAAAATGGCCAGGGGGAATCCTAAATGGTATTACCAGCGTTTAACGGTCGATGATACGGTTAATGTAATTAGTCAAGAAGCTATTGATGAAGAACGGCTTTCTGGTATGTCTGAGGAAATGGTACAGCAGGAGTTTTACTGTGATTACACAGCCGGTGCGGTTGGGTCATACTACGGACGTTATTTAAGTCAGCTATGGAAAAAAGGACAGATAGGGAATGTTGCCCATGACAAGCACGCTTTAGTCCACACAGCCTGGGACCTTGGTATTGGAGATTGTATGGTCTGCTGGTTCTTCCAGGTATGTGGCAATGAAATACATCTCATAGATTATTACGAGAACTATGGAGAGGCTATTGAGCATTACGCCCGGACGCTGGCAGAACGTAAGGAGGAAAATGGTTATCTTTACGGCACACACTACGCACCGCATGATATTGGAAAAAGAGAACTGGGACCAGGCAAGACTATATTTGAGTCTGCTCAAGAAGCTGGTTTGGAATATCATAAACTACCAAGGGAGCATAGAGTTGAAACTGGTATAGAAAGGGTGCGTGGCATTCTTTATAGATGCTGGTTTGATGCCAAGAAATGTGAGCAGGGTATAAGTGCCTTAGAGAGCTATCGTAAAGAATACCGAGACAAATATCAGACATATTCAGACAATCCTCTTCACGATTGGGCTTCACATGGAGCTGATGCGTTCAGGTATCTTTCAATGGCGTTAGGGAAGATTACAACCAAAAGAGGTTGCACTTTAGAAGAAATCGAACAGATGCAGATTGAGGCAGGATTGAAATAATGCCTGACAGTGACCACGACTTAAAATCAGATTACAAAGATGTTCACGAAATCTGCCGTTCCGGGTGGGACAGGTTTCTCCAGGATGCACAGCTCAATATGGACTATTATCTGGGCGCGCAGTGGACGGGAGAGGAGTACAGAAAGGCCGTGAGGCGGGGCAGTGAACTCTACGTTATAAATAAGATGAGGCGTCAGGTTGACTTGCTTCACGGCTACGAGATAAGGAACCGCCACATCCTCAAAATAGGCCCGACAGAAAGACAGGACGATTTGGCCTGTCAGCAGCACACCGGGGTCGTCATGCACTCAATGTCAGCGGGGAACGTCAGCGGTTACGATGTTATGAGCGATGCCTTCAAGTGGGGGCCGTTGTTATCAGGCTCGAACTTGATTGAGATGTGGAAGGACAGGGAGGGGGACTTCCGGTTCTCAAGGCACGGATTCAACGAGTTCTTACTTGACCCGGCGCTAAGACAAAGAGACTTGTCTGACTGTGATAATGTACTATTAGGCCAGTGGGTATCAAAGGACAAGGTTAAAATGCTCCTGCCCACCGGGGCGGACAAAATAAAGGGCATTAATATCCTTCAAACAACGGAGCGCTGGGATTTCATGGGCGAGCCGGTTCTTGCTAACAAGGCGCAGAGACGTCTTTACGAGAGATGGTACAGAAGGCAGATAAAATATGTTCCCACAGTTATCAACAGGATTTCGGGCAAGGAAATTCCATTTGACGACTACGTTCAGGATTACGCTGAAGGTAACAAAGAATACGCAAACGCAATGCTTCAACGTATTAGATTTCCAAACGGTGTTCCGATATTAGTCAAGTATTCCAAGCCTCTCCCGTGGATAAGACTTTTGATATTTGTTGACGGTGAGCCTGTCTTTGACGACAAGGACCCCAATTTAATGGCTGATTACTCGTTTGTCTGGATGAACGGCGATTTTGCCCCTGAATGCAGACTGGATGACTTGAAGTTACAAGCCTTCGCAACCACACTCAGAGACCCACAGAAGGCAAGAACAAGAAGGGCAGTCCAGGCCCTCGATATTTTTGAGACATCCATTCACAACCTAAGATTGATAAGAGACAAATACATCAAGAATGTCAATGACACTTACAAATCCGGCTCATCTATTCCGATTCACGTAGAGGGCGACCCTGCTTCTGTACCTTTGGGCGAAGTATTTCAACAAATACCTGGCCCCGACATCGGTGCGGGTATTTTCAGTATGATGGAGATACTTGATAAAGACCTCACCGAAGCAGGAGGACTCAATGAGGAGATATTCGGCTCAGACGACAAGGATAATGTACCAGGCATACTCGCGCGATTTCGAACAGGCCAGGCACTAACGGGACAGCAGGGAGTATTTCAGAACTACCGTTCTGCAAAGAGGGAATTAGGAAGGAAATCGGTAAGACTCCACCAGCTTCATTACGAGCCATCGAAAATTAGAAGGATAATCAACGAATGGCCGACCCAGGGATTCTATGACCAGGACTTCACTAAGTACGACTGCACGCCGACCGAAGGACTCCTAACTGATTCTCAACAGCACTTATTCTATATGGAGATGAGGTATCTTAGAGAGACATTCCCAGATTTCGCCCAGATAATCACACCGTCTGTTCTTGTTAAAATACTACCCGTTCAGTTCAAGAGGGAATTGATGCAGTGGGTAGAGCAAGCCGAGCAGTCTCAAAGGCAGCAACAAGAGGAGAATATGCAGGACAAGAGGAGAATGGACAAACTCATAGAGGCCCAGACCAGCGAAAGACTAAGTGCCGACCTTGAGAACCGCTCCAACGCCAAACTTGATAACGTCAGGTCATTAGTGGAAATGGGAAAAATAATCAACGATGAAAAACTTGACAATATCGACAGAGCTATTAAACTTCAAGATCTAAGACTCAAGGCCCAAGAGTTGGAAATAAAACGTGAACAGGCAAAACAAGCTAAACTGCCGGCCAAAACAAAGGCAAAGAAGAAAGCTGGATAGATGGAAAAGAAGAAAAAGAGAAAGAAACGACTTGAACTTGTAACCAGGGTCATTGATGGAGATACGGCAAGTGTCAAACACAATAATCCAAAGATTCGACAACGAGTGGGTTGACGTTACTTGTGAGCGGTCGGTTCAATGCTGTGATTGTGGATTGGTTCATGTGGAAGAATACCGCATTGTCCCCACAGATGGCGATGGCGACCATATAATAAGAAAGGCTGTAAGAGACAGGAGAGCCACCGCTAATAGAAGAAGGTTATTGAAGGCAAAAAGAGAGGGTTTGTTTAAGGAACTTGATATGCCGTGTCACAAAGGTAGGAAAAAAGGCCGAAGGAAAAGATGAAGCTAAAAAGGTTTTTCATACGCCGCAAGATTAAAAATTTACCGCCCTTAACTCCAAGGTCTTTAATACCGCTGAACGCCGAGGAGGATAGTTTTATCAAGGCCATACGTCAAGAGCACATGAAAAGAACAGGCTGCCAACCCGAAGATTTTACTGCTTATTTTGCTGACTTCCACATAAAACATCATAAAACAAACTGTAGGGCCGTGGCAATAAGGCAGTTAAGAAGGATTGAGTTATGAAGCGCCGAACATTCATACAATCTGTTATAGGGTTTGTTATTTCACCTTTTTTGCCCCACAAAAAGGCCAAATGTATTACTTCAGCACAGCGAACTTTTGACCCGAAGCAAAGTTATGGTTGGTATAGGAAATTCAATCACGCTCCAACAGAAAGAGATGTTTCAATCTCTACTGATATGTTTTACAGAAGGGTATTGCCTATATCAGCACCGCCAAAATACCACAAGAAATTCATAAGGACAGATTATCACGGTCCCGATTTGCCCCCCAATGAGTCATTAAAAGAATGCTGGACGATAGGATGGGTATATAGACCTAAGAATGCTCCAAAAAGCAATAGGGTATTTCTGCCATAATGGATATGTTTAGATTGTAACAGCCCCTTAATGGGGCTTTTTTTATGCGCCGCCGCAAGGCGGCTTTTTTATTGCGCCCCGCTGAGCGAAATCAGTGTGAAAGGAAACAAAAATGGATAATGAGAGCGAAAATGACCAATTCGCTACTGGTCAAAGCGATAATGCTCAATTCGCAACTGAGCAAGGCGTAGCCCAGTCCGCCCCTGGGAGTGAATCAGAAGAAAAGGGACCAGTACCTTATGACAGGTTTGATGAAGTTAATCAACAGAGAAAGCAAGCAGAGGATGAAAGTCAAAGGCTTGCCGAGGAGAACAGGAGATACCAGGAGCAGCTATTGGCCGCGGCGAATCCGTCTCAGACACAAGAGAAGGACGTATTTGACGGCTTGGAGGGCTATGAGAACCCTACTGTTGACCAGATACGCCAAAGCCAGTCTAAACAGGCTGAGCGTCAAGCCCAGCAGACCCAGCAGCTCCTCACGAACATTCAGTTAAACAACTTCGTCACAGCCAATCCCGATTTTTCGACAGTGGTTGGCACTTACGACCGCACAGGAAGGTTGATAAGTGCCAAACCGTTAAAAGAATTGATGAAAGACATTCCCTCGATGCGGGTCCTTGAGAGCCTTCCGGCTACAGCAGCTCCCTACGTTTATGAGATGGCGAAGCAGCACAAGGAACTCAAGGAATTACAGGCCCAGCAAGCAGCCGTCAATGAGCATCAGGCCGGGGTAGAGAACAAACTTGCGCCTTTATCACCAGCTTCTGTTGGTGGTGGCGGAGGAGCGCCAACAACCGAGCCAACTGATGACCAGGTTGATGCTGCTTGGGAGGCCGCGGAGAGGGGAGATTTTGGATAGGAGATTAGATTATGCCAACACCAAAAAATGTAGTAACGAGTGATCGCATAGACCACCCGATAAATGTAGTCTTTCAAAAGAAATTTCTGAAGACTCTGGAAGGTCTATTGACATACGCCCAATTTGCTCAGAAGGCTTCAATGCCGCAGCACATGGGCGATACTTACAAATGGAGGCGATATGCGGAGTTAGCAGTTGCCACGACCCCGCTCGATGAGGTTCAGGACCCCGCACCGGTTCTGCCGGAGAAGACCGATTTAAGCGTATCTCTGAAGCAATACGGTGCATGGCTCAAGACTTCAGCCTGGCGGGATATGACCGGCCTTACTCAGGACAAGGCGGCCATGACAAAGAGGATTACCAGGCAGAGCGCCAGGACCCTTGACAGATTGGCGCGAGACGTAACAGCGGGCGGAGCTTCCAATACGACCTGCTCCAACGGAGACCCGTCAGGAACATATCTGAACCGCACAGACATTGATACTGTCGTTAAGAACCTTATGGCCGAGAACGCCGAGATGATTACATCTCGAATCAAGGCCAGTACAGGGGTAGGGACCTCACCGATACGACCGGCGTTCATAGTAATTGCCCACACCCTATGTAAGCAGGACATCGAAGCTGTTGCCGGGTTCAAGCACACCTCTACATATCCAAGAGGTTCGGGTATTTATCCGGGCGAGATAGGTTCTATTGGTGATACCCGATGGATTCTCACTACCGAAGGTTACTATTCCAGTTCCAATTATTACTGTCTGTTCCTGGCAGAGGACGCATTCGGTGACGTGAGGATAAAGGGCGGTGACAGACCGTTAATTTATCACGGACCCAAGCAAGTAAATTCTCCGCTGGAGATGTACGGTACTTTGGGGTGGAAAAGAAATTACGCTTGTAGAATCCTCTACGATGTTCTTTTGCACAGTCTCATTTGCACGCTCCAATTCTAAAAATTGGAGTAAAAGTTTGAATGTTACCCGCCGTTGAGCGGGGTTGATTCACCGCTGGTATGAAATGATGGAAGATGATGAGGCCAGCGGGTCCCAGGAAGGCGTTATTGATGATGGTGACGGCACGCTTTCAAAAGCTGCGGACTCGGAAGGAATTATCGCCTACGACACCGCCTCTCAATTACCAACTGTTACTGTATGGTCGGCTGGTTTGACTGTTGTCGCAAGGTCAGCAGGCGCACATGGTACGTACATCAAGCCTACTACCAACTCAGATACGGACCGTGAGGCCATCTTCGAGGTCGTTACCAACACAACCACAGGGACTACCGAACCGACCTGGCCTGCCGCAATAGGTGAGCAGGTCTCAGATAATCACGGCAGTCCTGTCGTTTACGAGCGGGTAAATGTTGCCCTCGAAAGGGTAGGTTATCAGGGCATTGTAGTCGCAAATGAATTGCAGACGGACGGCCAGGAAATGTATGGATGGGCAATGCAGGCTGATATAGCCCTCGACTTTGGCGATGTTGCAGGCTGGACCGGTGGCGTTCAAGGTGCATAAGGAGACAAAATGAAGTTAATGGAAAGAACAGACAAGGAGTTGCAGGAGCTCGCTTCAAAGTACGGGCTGCCGAAGGTCAAAGGAACACTTACTAAAGAGAAAAGGCTGGAGCTTGTCGGAGCCATAGAGCAGGCCGATTACAAGATGAGAACTGAGGCGCAGGCCAAAGCAAGGGCTGAACTTCAAAAACAGGCCGAACAAAAGCTCGGCATCGACCCCAAGAAGAAACGCAAGCCCTCACCAGAGACCTTAGCCATTGAGAGGTCTAAGAGGAAATACTACACCTTCCACAACCTTGAGGAAGATGGGGTCAAGATAGCTTTACGCAAGGGCGAAAAGTACAGATTCGAGCTTTATGACGGCAGGATTCACTGTCTTCCAGAGTGGCTCGTTAGGAACCTTCGACAGACGGCAACATATCCAATTTATGCCCAGAGAAAGCACCCTGTCAGCGGACTTGAGTATTCAGCCCACGTGGGGAACAGACCACGATGCGGTTTTGATGAACTCGAAGACGCCCCTGATGATGCTCCATTCGGTGTCGTTTTAGACAAAGCACTTGAAGCGAAGCACCTGCCCGAGCCGGTTCTTACATGAAAGGGAAATTATGAGAAGAAAAAAATATCGCCGTGAGGAATTGGACACCTTTGACGATGTTTACAAAGAGATGCAGAAACTCCGGGATGGGACTATTGAGGACGATAACAAATTAGCCGCTATCATCGGGGATGTATGCCGTGATATGCTTGCAAGGTTGGCAGTCATAGATGAACGTCTCAAAGCTCTTGAGCCGAAGCTATCTCCGAAGAAGAAGGTATCCAAACCTCCGAAGAAAAAGAAGTAGGAGCTCCGATAAACGGAGCTTTTTTTATTGAAAGGGATAATTATGAAACGAAAAATAGTGTTAATCTTGGCTTTTCTGGTAATGCTCCTTAGCGCTTATAGCATTAAGGCGGACATTTCAAAATCGGACATACGTTTTGATAGGGTTCAGCCAGCTTCTCAGTTAGCCACTTTGTTGAGGAGTAAGATAGACGACATCCAAAACGAGATTGACCAGAAGACCACCAATAAGGGCACTGGTAGCATTTTCTACGTTGATAGTAATGTAACCACTGAAGGAAATGGCGAAAGCTGGACAGGCGCTAAAGACACACTCGATGAGGCCGTAGCTCTTTGTGCCGATAACAATGGCGATATAATCTATATCGCACAAGGGCATACTGAGACGTGGACGGCTGCCGATTCCGCCGACCTTGACGTTATCGGTATTAAAGTTATCGGTTTAGGTGAAGGTTCGGATAGACCTACTTTTACCTATACTACCGGAACGGCGGGTGAATTAGTTATTGCCGCTGCGAACGTAACGATACGGAACCTTGTCTTTCAATCGGGTATTGCAGATGTTGTCCACGCCATTGAAGTTGAAGCCGATGCCGATGGTTCTATTATCGAGAATTGTGAGTTTTTGAGCGGTTCAACCGATGCGTATGAGTTTGTCGAATGTATCGAAGTGGCATCGGCCGCTGACGACCTTATTATCCGTTGGAATAAGGCCACCGAAACTACTGCGGGCGCAACAAGTTGGTTGGAAATAACCGCCGGTGTCTGTGATAACCTCTCTGTGTACGGTAACGAGATTTACGGTGATTACGGAACAGCGGTTGTCAACGCTACCGGCAGGGCACATACTACGGCTTATTTCGGTTACAATGTTATCACTAACCTTAACGCCGATGAATATGCCTTTTACTTTAACGCCGCTGCAACGGGCGTCCTGGAACACAATACTATCTATTGTGATGCCGAGGCGACCTCTATCGACCCCGGTTCGTTGAGTTGCTTTGAGAACTACGTAACAACCACAACCGATAAAAGCGGGATGATTTATCCGGCCCCCGACACTGGTTCAACTCAGTTAAACGCAACGTCAGTTACAGCAATCGCCACGGCGGTGGACGCCTTGAGTGGTATAGGTATGATTGGTCTTTGTGAGACCAATGCCACTACTACTTCGGTTGTTAGCGCTGCTTTAGGTGGATTCGGCAATGATGCCTTTCTTGAGGGCTGGTCTTTAATCTGCATCTTCGATACGGGCGGTGCGGTAGGAACTGCGCCATCCGGCGAGGTCAGGGATATTACGGACTACGTTTCCACCGGTGGGACGTTTACTACCGCCGCCTGGAGTGCCGCTTTAACGGCAGGCGATTATGTCCTTCTAACACCAACGCACTTGGTTCCTTCTACTTACGGCAAGATTATCTACTGTGACGATGGCGGTTCGGATGGCGAAGGTACGAGTTGGCAGAACGCCATAACCACATTGAAAGATGCCGAGGCTGTTGCTGCTGCGGGTGATACTATCCTTATCGGTGAAAATCACAATGAGAACATCACAACAGGCGGCGATTTGTTGAATGTTGCGGGTATTACTGTTATAGGTATGGGCGAAGGCGATGCGAGGCCGTTATTTGATTTTGACGCCGCTGCTGATGAGCTCACACTGGATGCAGCCGGTATTACGCTAAAAAACCTGCGATTCAGGCCGGGCGCTACCGTTGTAGTTGCCGGCGTCAGAGTTGAGGATGCAGGTATTGGCTGTGTAATTGATAACTGTTCTTTTGTTGACGGCGAAGCTGCTGCAACAGATGAGTTTATCGATGCAATCAGTGTTGATACTTCCGCTGCGAATCTGACGGTCAAAAACTGCACATATTTCAATAGCGGTACTGACGGCCATACAAATACGTTTGTCAATCTTGATGAGGCTACTATTGCCAACGCTTCAATAATTGATTGTGTGGTATTCGGTGACTTTGCCGAGGCTGGTATTTGGTGGGGTGCCGCCGTGCCAACCAATCTTCTGGTCAAGGATAATGTTGTTACTAACGTAAGAACAGGCCAGATGTGTATTGAGGGTTCTGGTAATGCGACTGGTATTTGTAGTGGTAATATGATGTATGCAGATACCCTTGGCTCTGTTCTCGACCCTGGTTATTTGAAGTGTATTGAGAATTATGCTGCTACAGCCGTTGACCAATCCGGCGTATTAGTTCCCAGACCCGATACGATAGCAGGCAAGACTTACGCTTCAGTAATGCAAGCTACAGCTCAGGACGATAATTTATTCGATGTCGATGGCGGCGGGATTTTCATTACGAGTTTCGTAGGGGTTATTACCACCAATATTGTCAATGCGGCCGGGTCTGTTGAAATCAAACTTGACGCTGATGCAGGATGGACAGACTACGACTTTTCAACCGCTGTCGATTTAGATAACGACCAGGCCGGGCAGAGGATAGTTTTCACAAACGCAAACGAATCTGTTCTAACTCCACTTGCCGGGGCTGATGCGGGTGCAACGAGTTTGATGAACGGCTGGCATTGCGGAGAAGGTATGATTCAACAGGACAATACTGATGAGGATGCTACCGGTGCTATCAAGTGGTTTATGACCTGGATTCCTTACGATGACGGCACAACGGTAACAGCACAATAAATTTAAGGGGGGTCGAAAGGTCCCCCTATATTTTGAGGATTAAATGGCAGCGGATGAATTTACATGGGTAATGAGTGAGATAGTTACCCGGTTTAAGGCGTTAATCGGGGATACTTCTGTTTCTGATGAGGACTGTCATAAGAACATAAACGACTACTTTTGTAATCTTTTCCCTATCGAGGCCGATGTTGACGATTTGAAGTCGTTCTTTGAGCAATCGACCTCATGCCACGATACAGGGATATACTCTCTTGCCCAGACCGATTTGAAACTCTTAGAACCTGTTACTTGTGATAATACGGAGATTTCGTTCATAATCGACCATGAGGAGTTTTTCAGACAATATCCCGATCAGGAGCAGTATATAACAGCGCCCGGGCTTGCGGTAGGGGTCGATGATACGAAGAAAGTCTATCACGCCGACTTTACCTATAAGATTAGTGAAAGAGGCTACTCGAAATCTTCGAGCGAGGTGACTCTTTCAGGCGATACGATACCGCAGAACAAGTACGGGGCGTTCAGTTTTAAGATTGACACAGATGGTACGATTACGGCAGCCGAGGCCTCCGATAACGCCACCGGTTATGATACTCCATCCGAGGCCATTGAAGATTTGGCTTATACGGACTCCGATTCGGCCTATTTGGGATATTTGATTGTGATAAGTACGGACTCCGGCGGATTCGTTCCGGGCACAACGGCCCTGGATGATAGTGCGGTCACTGATTATTACACAGATGGGAAGTGGGAGCATCGGCAGAAGCCCGAAGCAATCACAATCTTTAACAATCAGGTCTATGCCCGTCCGAAGGCCGATGACATCTATCTCATTAAGGCACCGAGAATCATCAGACCTTCGGCGCTCGATGAGGGTGCGCCGGAAGATAAATCCTGGGGACCGGCTATAGCGCTCGGCGCTGCTTGTTTCTATCTTAGAGAAATAACAAGAGATAAGGACAGATTGGCGGAGATAGAACCCGGTCTTGACACCCGAATGAGTTCAATTCGTGGCAAGCAAGTAGAACAAATGACGGAAATGCAGATTGAAAGAAGTTTTTTATAGGAGAAGAAAATGGAAAGAGTTCAGATTTATGACCCAACAGGCGGACTCATTTATCCAGGCCAGTCTCATGTCGCCGAATATCCCTGGGAGGATTTGGGTGATATTACAACTGCGCAGGCAGCTTTAGGAGCTGACGAAATGGATGACGCCTCTGTAGTAGCTTTGGCAGCAGCTAAAAAAGTAATCTGGGTTCCTAAGAGAAAGCCGGTTGCGCAAGAGTTTCGGTTTGAAATGGACGGCTCGGAGAATGATACGTCCGTATTAGACCTTTATGCCCGTTGTAACAAAATCTCTTCGGCAGGCGTAGAATCCGCCGACCGATATACAAGGGTCAGCACACTTACTCTTACTCAAGGAACGCAGGATGGAGACGACGCACATTTTGCCGATTCTATAGTCGAATCGAACAAGGCATGGCTATCTGCTCCGACTGCTGTTATGCCGTCTTCGGCTGACAACCACATCGCCCGCTATCTGATAAACAAGCACGGCTATACCAATTTCTTATTTATAGCCACTACTCTTGGCGTAACGACCATCCATGTTTGGGGTAGAAGACTTTAAGGAGATTGAAATGGCTTTAGCAAAAACAGTGACAAAGATGTTCCCAACGGCCAATACTATAGGAATAAATCTGGTTATAACAGACGATGACAGACCGGATTTGGGGGCAGGGGCGCAAGTAGTAATATCAGGAACAATAGAGCGGAATCTTCCAAGCGCAGAAATTATGGCCGACGAGATAGCAATTGATATTGGAAAAGAGGCACAACGGCTGATTAACAGCTATAAATCGTTAAGGGCAAAATACGATAAACCTGATTACGGAACGAAAGTATCACAAATTGATAGCGCATTGAAGCTATAGGAGAAATTATGAATAAAAAATATATCGGCAAAATTATGCAATGGACATTGGTTTCTCTAACTTGCGTTGTATTGGCTATATTGTGCGTAACTCCGTATAGAGCACAGGCTGCACTTACAATGACGACTTCCATAGACGAGATAGATGCTTGGCAAGCGGTTACAGAAGGTACTTTAGTTACAGGGACGGCTGATGCTGTTTCTGATAGTTACCGCACTATATTGTATATTGAAGTTGCATTGACGGATACTGATGCCCAAGCGGGATGTGATGTAATTGTAGAGGTATCCTACGCAGATGAAAACTGGATGAGACTTGTAGAATTTGGTGGTACTGCGGAGACTCCAGCGGCCTCTGATGTGAACGATGCCTCTTCTACTGCTGGGGATGCGTATCTTATCTTGACAGATTCGGCAACGGGTGATTTTGATGTGCCAGGCCGCAAATGGTTTGTCCTTGATGGTACAGTAGGTAACTCGGAGTCTGTCAGGACTCAAAGCAACGCTAACCCGGATACAGTTACTTTATGCCAAGATACATTGAGGAACCACGCTGATGCGGTTGTTGTCTGGGATAGAGTTGACGAATGGGTGGTAAGCATTCCGTTTGGCGCAGCCTATGTCCGCACTTTAATAAATAATACGGACGCAGATGCTCAAGTACATTTCACTACGAGAATTTCAAAGACAACGTCTCTGAACTAATGAGAAAGCTAACGACAATAATTCTAATTCTTTGTTTGACGACTTTGGTTTCAGGTCAGTTCTTTGCGCCTAATCAAAAACCTTGTCTTGGACTTCAAGTAAATTGGGGACATCCACTCGCACGTGGCCTTGTCGGTCTTTGGCTGTTCAATGAAGGCTCAGGCGGTCAAGTCTTTGATTTGAGTGGGAATAATAAAAAGGGTATTTTTGGTGGGCATACAGCTTGGATTTCTGACAAAGACGGTCTCGCACTAATATTTGATGGTGACGGCGACTATGTGGATGTCGGTGATTTAGGAATAGACACAACGAAACCATTTACAGTTATCGTAAAAGTTAAAAGGCAAAATGCTGATGGTACTTATGCTGGAGTAGTGAGCACCGCCAAATCTACTGATGAAACAGGATATGCTTTAGTATTCAAGGATGTAGGCACAAGCACAGTACCTTCATTTTTCAGTGGCAATTCCGTTGCTTGGAATTATGTAGATGCAGATAGTTCGTGCGTTCAGGGCGAATATATTACGATGGCCGGTGTTTATGACGGCTCAACAAAGCATCTTTATATCAATGGAGTCAAACAGGCTGCTACTGCTACGGTAGGTATTACATCTTCAAACTCGGCATTAAAATTCGGCCTATATTATTCAAATTTGCAAACATCATTAGAGCTTAACGGTAATATTAGTTATGTTTGTCATTACAATCGTGCCTTACTTGCTTCTGAAGTAGCCTTACGCTACCGAGAGCCGTTTTGTATGTTTGACCAAGGTATTCCAGTATCACAAATGTATGATTATGGCGCTCCT